CCTGAAGCATTTGCACCATTTGGGTCATCTCTAGCTCTTTAGCCATGATTCCCATAGTTGAATACGGTACAAACTTGTAATCAGCTACTGGATAGCGATCAACATCAAACTGAATCTTTCTCCACATCGACTTATTGATCATTGGGATCAGGAAAGTGTTCTGGAAATTCATCAAAGTACGCTTTTGACGCTTAATTGATGCAGATTGAGTCATTGACATACCAGAAGAAGTAGCTCTTTCGGCTGAACCAAGGTCAGCAGAGCCAGTTCCCATCTGTATCATGTTTTGTAATGAGGCGACCTGGGTATAAGTATTTTGGTCTGTAGTTCCCAAAGTCAGAGGCATGATAGCTTGTCTTGGATCACCATTCGTTAGTATAGTCTTACCTGGTCGAACCTCAAACTTTACACCCCTTGGTAATCTGGTCGCATCTGCTGCCATCATAGGAGTGGTCGTTAGGGCAAGAGAGTCGATTCTAGCTCGCATCTCTGTATCAAGTGCTTTTTGAGGGTTGTAACCCTTCTCACAAACACCTCTTCCCCAGAATTTATTAGGAACAATGTCATGCTGGTAGACAATGAAAGGTCTATCTTTCATCATGAACGCATTTTCTTCAGCTCTAAGGATATATTCGTCATTAACAATCGTTACAACTGCTTCAACTAGCTCATCTTTAGCTTTATTAGTGTATTCAAAGTCGTCTTGATCTTTTGATTTAGTTAAAAATCTCTTAGGTACTAAACCCCAATACTCGGTAATCTTAACCGAATCGCCTTCGTCAGCTTGCTTAACTTCAGGGTCGAAGCCAAAGCGAACAGTGTCATAATCACCATCAAGGGGAACATCACGATAAATACCAGACTTAATACCAGACACAACATGATGTCTCGGCTTAATAACTTCATGCGCACAACCAAGTGCTTCCTTGATAGAGTTAGCTGATGGATCAATTAAGAACTCCTTAGGAGAAATAGGCTCGATTTTCACATCTATTGATGGAATTTCTTTTAATGTACGAGTTGTAGTCATCGTTCCTTCTACAGGTTCTTCCGATGGCACTCTTTCTATGTTCTGTTCAACAACAATCTTACCAATACCAGTACCGTAGATAGCAGCATTAAGGAATACCTCGCAGATAGCGTCTTTAGCACCAGTCTTTTCAAGGTCTTCTTGTAATAGGTTACGAATGTACTCAACATCTGAAGGATCTGTGTCCAACATATCGTCTTGAATGTCAAACCACTTGCCACGACCGAACGTAGCTTCTTCTAATTCAGCAACTGATGCCTCGACCGCTTGTTGTAAAGCAGGAGATATGATTCTTGACTTCTCTGAAGAGCGTAATCTGTCTGAACCAACCCAGATACCACGCCAAAGTCGGTAATATTCATCCCACTTATCAACATAGTTCATATCACGATGATCACGCCATCCTTCTAGTCTATATGTAAGCCAAGATGCTAGAGCTTTATACTGAGTTTCTTTCTGATCGAACATAAGTGTTTGATTTCTCTAGGAATTTAGGCGTAATATATCATAAACGCAATTAAAAAGGAGACTTTCTTTATATTTAATATCCTGCGACCTCATCTTCAGGCTGCCAATCGTCTTCAAGCTCGATTGTGTGGGCGAAATCAGCAACAGACACTTGATCAATGTACGCAAGAGCGTCCAACATATCATCATGTGATAATCTATTAGGGAAATCAACCATCTGAGAGATAAACGGTCGCCAATCTCTATCTTCATTGAACGATATTTGACCATGTTCCATTCTACCTTGTAAAGACCATACAATTCTGTCAGCCTTTTTCTTACCACCATGTCTCATCTCAATAATCGATACATATTGACCTTGTGTTCGCATCTCATCCTCTAAATAAGGCAAGATAGCGTTCTTCAGCGAACCAGTTTCAATACCAACAGTCGAAGATTCAACAATTACCGCAGATGTAAGTATCTTTCTAGCTGTTTCCTTGATATTCCAACGACCATGTAGTATATCTTTAACCCACCACTTGTCTCTATCTATCTTAACAATAGCAATAGCAGTTTCATCAAGTCTTGATCGTTTCAAATTACGTTCTTTCTCAATAGCTTCAAATCCAGCAGGATCAATAGCAATAACATACGACCCCTCTTCTGGTTCTTCTGCTGTTTTAAACCATTCCTCTTTAAACACACCACCAGAGAAGGTTTCAAAGGATGCTTCAAACTCTTGACGAAATGACATAGACGACATAGAGTCTCTTGCAGCTTCAATTTCATCATCAGGAATAAACGGGTTATCAGTTGAGTTAAACTGGAAGGCTTCCCAGTCATCTAGCTTCATTGCATCTTGATAAACGTCATAGAAGTGATTCTTACCTGCTGGAGTACCAATAAACATAGCACCACCACGAACGTCCGCAAGAGTAGGTCGAATAATCTGTTCCCACACGTTAGGTTTCATAGAAGCGTACTCATCTAGTACAACATAAGCCAAACCAACACCACGCAATGTATCAGGTCTATCAGATCCTTTCAAATAGATCTTCCTACCGTTTACAAGCGTTAATACAGCAGTGTTCTCATGAGCAGCAACGATCAAATCTTCACCTAGCTCTTTTAACATCGCCCACATAATGTCTTTAGATTGTTGAAACGTAGGACCAATATAAAACACGTCTTTTGAATCAGACTGTAAAGCTTTAATTAACAAGATCCAAGCAGCAAGCCTAGACTTACCGAATCTACGTCCAGCAGCCACAGCTTTAAATCTAGCAGTTGAATTGAATATCTCTAACTGAGCAGGATGAAGGTCAACGTTTAATTCAGGCATCCTTCTTTTCCTTTTGTTCTTTAACTAACTTCCTAAGCTTTTCAAGTAGCTTACTTTGCCTAGCTTGTCTAGCCCAGTAATTTTCAGGTAGTTCATTCACTCTATAACCTCACCTACTTCAATTATCAAATCATCATCTTGCTTAGTTTTAGGATTAACAAGTTTAGCAGGATCAGTATCAGCTATCTTAGCCTCTATTCCAGTAGAAGCACCAACATTAATAATAATCTTAGAGTCTTGTTTTGTTCTACTAGGATCAACAGCTTTATGAACAGGCAAGATACGATCAATACACATCTTCAAACAATGAACATCACCATCCATAGCCATATCAACAATCTTCTGTACGATGTCAGGCCCTTTCTCGGTCATCATTTCTCTAGCTAGTAGTGTGTACTTGTTACGAATACCCTTAGGTCTTCCTAAAGGATTCATAGCCTTACCCTTCACCATTGCAGGATTACCACGTCTTTTCTCTGTCATTTAATTATCTCCCTGTAAGAGGTTAAAGTATCATTATTATATACTGAAGCAAATACATAAACATAAACAATATCAATATATTATGACTTGACAGTATTCGTTTCGTCAGCTAAAATCCTTCTTAACTAGTTAGCCAACACATAGTAGTAATCACTTATCCCTTCTAAAGCTAACATAGTTAATGCGGATAGCCTCTTATGGCTATATTCCCATTTCTCCTCTTTTTTGAAATCCCGTTTTTTCTGTCTTGGGTATAGCATCCATTACTGCAAGCAAGCAAGTGAGCCTCCCCCTATCGATTAGCTTAAAAGCTAAAAAGATACACTCTTAAACATAGCTTAAAGCCTTACATAGCAACGATTAAACGCCAGCTTACACAATATGAGAGATAAAAAGAAAATGAGTAGGATTAGCAACCCAGGCTTATTTACTCCAAACCCTTATAGATCCTGGCTAACAATTAACTAAGCATCTACTAATCTTATTGATCTAATGATCCTGGCCTTCATAGATCCCTTAATCCTGGTTGATCTCTTCTAACTGATCAACTTCTATACCTTCCAGATCGTATGATCCTGGATCGTTTTATCTTTGATCGTAGCTAATTTATCTTTTATCGGAGCAAAAACGCTTGATCCTGGATTGATTTAACTTCCAAAAACCATTTGACAGACTTCCAGAAGTTTAATTTAACTTCCTACATGACTTCCAATGCTTCCCAGGCTTTAAAAATTACCAGGTATTGATCAAACTATTTACCAGGCTATGATCAAAAAGTTATTAACAATTATTAAAACAAAATAATGCTTTGACAGTAGTAGTTTAAACCCTGGCCGCTGAATACTTATCCACTAAGTTATACAAAAACACCAGGCGTAAAAAAACCAGCAATTAATGCTGGCTTAATATTCCCCCTTTTAACTGATCAACTGAATAACTGATCTATTACCGCTTGAATCATTAGATCAACCGCCATTAACGCCTGGATCAACTGATCAAGCATTGGCAAACGCTTTTAGATCGTTCAAATGATCTTCCAGGATTTGATCGTTACCCGTTACAAGATCCCAAAAGCCAGGCTTGATCTGATACGCTCTCATTCCTACAACCTTTTCGGGGAAGCCTTTATATAATCTCATAATGTTTGATCCATCTGCATGAGCCATAGTCAAAGATAGTTTATTTTCAAACCCTCCCAGGCCTCCAAACTGCCAACCTTTCAAAAAGTTAATATCGCTATCGTTATAAACCTCCTCCAGGCTTGCATTTAGTATCCATGTATCTAAAGCTATTAATTTTCTTGTGTTTGATCTTCCCATTACATGCCCGCCTTTATTATTAGTAGTTGATCTAATACACTTTGTTTAGATCCTTTTAAGTTATATTCCACCTTTGCCATTTTATAAGCCGAAGTGCCTGATTTTTTCATACCTAAAATTTCAAGCTTTAGCGCCTGGATCAAAGATAGAAACCTAAAACAATTAATTTCTTTTTGTTTAATTAACATTAGTTAACCTCCGTTATTGAATTGATCAATGCATCTTGTAAATGGATCGTTGCAAGTGTTTCGCTGTTAATACTTTGAAACGTGTATCCGATGTTATCGGCCAGGTTAAAAGACTCTACCAGGCTTGCATCATTTTCGGCCAGGTATTGCATTGCCTTATGGTAGTAAATTATCTCTTGCTCCTGGCACCACTCTATCGCTTGATCGTAATCTTCAAACTTCATAATTTCACCGTGATATGTATCATCTACTGAGTAACTTTCTTTTATATCGTTTTGCATAATCTAATCTCCATGATTAAAAACAAGATCAAAATTGATCCATGCCGAAATTATAACCTGGCCTGGCCTGGCATATTATTCAATTTGAAATATTAATTTTATTAAAAATCCCTATGTTACGGGCGAAAAAAAACCCACCTTAGTAAAAACTTTAGGCGGGCTTTACGTTAACCGTTACGTGATCGTTACGTTGGCG